CTGATGTGTTGTGTTCATCTAAAAGATTTGTAGTGACTGCCATTATATCCTTTGAATCAGGATTCAATATCATATCTTTTAATGGTTCACATTGTTCCAAATCCCCTACTGAACCTGCAACAACAAACATACCTGTATACATCATACCAGATTTCATGGCAGGCAACAAGTATTCTAAGGTTGTATTCATCTTAGGCGCAATTCCTGCTTCCTCATGATAAAACAAAGTACAAGGACCCCCAACACCATTTGTTGGATCTTTGTCAAGCACCAGTCCAAATACAACTGATTTTAAACCAATGTCAACCTTTCTACCTCCTTGGGTTGTTTCTGCTTTTTGCTCCCAGTTAAGAACTTTATCTGGATTACATGGTCTATACCATGCTGTGTGTTTATTTAGGAAGTTTCTGTATTCTTCTAGAAAACGCCATGTTCCTTTCTCATTAATATAATCTTTTAGGGAACCAGCCATCTTGGACACAGAACCTTCTTCAAACCAAAATAGGTTTATGATTTTACCACCATGATAATAGGAAGATGCTATCTGACGTTTCTTTAATATTGCTGCATGCTTGTTAGATAATTTTGCAATTTCTTCATACAGAGCCATGTGGTATTGCGCATCACGCACGTCAGCAAAGGTGAACCTATTTACCTCCTTATTATAGATGGGTAAAAAGTTTAACCACATGTAATAATCTCTTGGCAAGTACCAAGTTTTCTTCTTGTGTTTTATAAGAACACCATTTCTGCATTTGTCTTTCTGGTCATTCCAGTACTCTATAAAGTCTTTGGAACGCTCTGGAAAATTACAATACAATCTTGTTTTGTTAAACCTCCTTGCTTGATCATTAAAAAATAATGAGCTTTCATCAAAGTCGTATTGACCTGGCTCTTTAAAAATGTCCATAAGATAACTGAGTAATTCAGCTTGTGTATCAAAGGTGGTGGTTGACCAAGTCTTTGTCTCAAATGTGTATGTAGGTATTTCTCTAAACATAATTATAAATTTCTTACACCAAGTGTTACGGTTCTTGCATCATTGTAATTCCACACTACTGCTGTAACTAGATATTGCATATCACCAATTTTGATACAATCCTGTCTATGAGGCACTTGCGTCATTGTTCTTTGTATTAACCACTCTCCTCCAACGTGTCTCACCTTTACAACATAGAAATTACAATTGGTCATAGGCGAGGTTTTGTCCTCCTCTGACTTGACTTTTTTGTTCTTCCATAAGGTCTTTATACGCGCCTTTATACGATCCACGTATTTGTTCAAACTTGGCTGCTGCGTTGACAAGTGCTGTAATGTTTCCATCTCTGCCATCTTTAATTTTGGTTATTTCCATATAATCTGCTAAGGCATCTAACATATGTTTGATACCCATGAATGCTCTGTAAGTAGGGGTCTCATACAACTTTTTACAAAAGTGTAATGCTGCAACAATCTCATCATCCTCAGTAGAGAACTCAGCTTCAAGTTGTGTTAGTATCAACTCTTCTTTTTCATACTCAATAGAGTCAAAGAATGGGTTAATATCAGGGTTTGGACAGGTCATGTAAAACAGATAACTGTATATCTTCATGTACTCTTCTGGATAATTGTCCATTATCCTTTTTAAAGCCACAAGATTATAGCAATGTTCTGTTGGAACAATCATTCCATTTTGCAAATCAAATAATTTAACTGACATCTTCTGTTATTATTGCTTTTTTTAAACTACTGTAACTCATTGCAAGTATGATACCTAGACCACTTTTGAAATGTACAAACACCTCATCTTCAACTTCATTGTCATCCTCATCAACAAGTTTTCTAAAACTCTCTACATTTTTTGTATCAAATGTAAAGTCTGTTGTTAACTCTTCATCCTCAAGATTTTCTAATCCAAGTTCTGACAACTTGTTTTCTTTTACTAGGAAGTACTTAGTTTCTATCCACATGACTATTTCTTTTTAGATTTAACAACATCTCTATTACTCTTTAACCAGTTAAAGATAGCAATAACTTCTTCTTTTAAGTATGGTAAAGTGTAAGGAATTATTTCTTTTACAATTGGTTCACCTTGCGCGTTCAATTTTGAAATAGGATATCCAAACTCATCTTCTCCTTCTGTCTCAAATGCTACATGGTGCAGAATCAAACTTCCAGGTTTAAGTTTTGGATTATGTTTAATAATCATGTACATGTATATGCTCAACTGCAAGGCATAATGGGAGTAGTTACAGTCATCCAAATGTGATATAGGGTGATCCATTTTTTGAGATAGACCTTCCCAGTTTACAAAAGAACTTGTCTTAATTTCCTTATTTGTCTTGTAATCAGTGATATACACAATGTTATCAGCTATTTCAACCAAGTCAGATTGACCACATACACCTGCAGACTTCATGTATACAAGATGTTCAGGGTAAATGCCATCTGTAAGTTTCTGTTCTGATGCAGTCTTGATACCTTTCTCATCAACCTTTGGAGCAATCACTTCTAGTTTGATATCGTATCTTGTGATACTATCACATTCTAAAATATCTGCTTCTCTTTGGTTATGGTAAAAAGTACCAAGATCAGTTGCACGTTTTGATTCAGCATTCCATATCTCAATGATTTTCTCAGGAGTCAACCCGTACCATTTTGATTTTTTGTTTTTACAAACCTTTGCAGCTATTTTAGGAGCATCAAATCCTTGCTTTAATGCAGAGACTAAGGTTGTAACACTTATCCAGTCAATCTTCTCTTCTGGATTTACTGACTCATATGAATGGTTATCTGGGTGAAATACTAACATGACTATTTATTTAGGCTATTAATAATTGCGTCTTCTTCTTCTTCAGTGGTAATTGCGGTCCAATTGTTTTTAGGACAACTAGATGACAATGATCTTGTCTTAAAAGACAACTTGCAACCACATTCTCCACAGCAAGGTTGGGTTCCTGCCATGTAACACTTAGAACCTTCATTGTCAATATGAGGACAAGATTCACAAATCTCCATTCTCATGCTTGCAATTTCCTCAATGTGTTCTTTTTTGAAAACACTATTCTTGATGCCCTCAAAAATCTTACCCTTATCTTTCCAAATTTTAATCAAACTCATGACTTTTTGTTTTTATAGTTAATTTTTTCTTCTTCTTTCAACTTGAACTTTTCATCCAATTTAGCAAAGTCTTCTAAAAGCTTATCAAACTCTTGAATGTCCTTCTTAAGTTTGAGTATGCTCTTATAGTCTCTCATGTCTGGATTCTCAATTTCCTCAAGTCTAGACAAGGCTATTTCATAAAAACGCCTTTTCTCTTCCAGCTTCTTTCTTTTTATTGTAAATGTACCAAGTTTATCTACAGTGATTCTACATGTTTCCAATGTAGTAAGCTTTTTCTGTATGATTTTAAAATAGCAAGATGCTATCTCATCAACAGTTTCTGCAGATAACTGTAATTTCTCAGCAACAATAGCTGATATCTGTTTACGTTTAAGAGGCCTCAACTGACAAAAATTTATAGTCTAACAATATGTTACCTGTTCTTTGCACAGCTAGTGTAGGAGATAATTCAATCATCTTCTTGTAGGTCTCAGACTTAACAACGTATCCTTTCTTCTCAAGTTTGGATAATTTGTTTCGTACGTTTTGGGATTTTACAGCAAACTCTTCAGGTTGAATTTCCTTGTTGGTTGTCTTTACAATAAAATTACAAAAGTGGGTTAAGTCAATAGGACCCTTTAACCCTAACCAAGTTAGCAGCTCAAGATCACTATCACTTATGTGTTGCTTTTTAAAAAACAAGAGATCAGTTATGAGCTGATACTTGACCAACTCATAACGTGACAATCTATATTTTTTTTCAATTTTAGTTACTTCCATCTGTTACTAATACTTTACGTACTGTAAGACCTGAATCTCTAGGGGCTCTGCTATCAATTGTTCTTTTGAGTACAGTTCCTTCTGCATCATGATGCTCTACAATAATAGCATTATTTACAGTTGTCAGGGCTTCAGCCACATTGTAATTAAATTCAACTACTTGTACAAAAGTAGGATGTGATTCACCATATCTTTCTCTAAGTTCATCTTTAGAAAGTAATCTGGTAATACCTGACCCTCTTTGTTGAGTTGTTACTTGCAATACTACATTGTTTCCACATGCCATAGCTTTAGTAGACTTCATCCATCCTTCTGATTCAGAAGATGCTTTAGAGATTAACATAAAAGTATCTCCATCTCCCCAGAATTTAATGTCTTTGACATTTTTACTGGCTCCATTTGCGGTTGTGTTGTGTAATGATTTACTTGACATTTTTTTTAGTTTTTACAATTAACATTGTTGTGATCCAAGATTTCAAAATCTCAATCTTTTGTTTGTTACTAGACTTGCTCATAAGTTATTCTAAATACTGATTCATCACATGGGTAAAATTCATTCTTAACCCCTTTAATAATATAGTCTGTAGGTTTAGCTCTCATAGAACCTTCAAGTGTGTGGAT